TCGTTGGGCAAGCGAGGCTAATCGCATGCTTGGTAACATTGAGGAGGCGCATCGTTGGGCCGATAAGGCAATCGAGATTGATCCCTGCGGTGAAAATTACTTTGAAAAAGTTAGATGTTACTACGCGCAATCAGACTGGAGTAACATGTGGGAAACGTGCAAGAAGGTTTCTGCATGCGAGCCAACAAAACACTACCTATCAAGTGAGGCGTTGTGGAGATGGCAACTTGATGATATGCGTGCACTTTCCGCGCACTATCTTGGTGATAAGAGAAAAGCTATTAAGTATGGACAAAGTGCGTATGATAATAACCCTAGTGATACGCGACTTAAAAATAACATGGACTGGTATAACAAGGGTATTGAAGAGCAGATAAAGGCTAATAACCCGAGTGAGTAATATCTTTATTGCCATATTGGCAAAGCAAAAGGAAAAGGTTTTGCCGCTATTCTTGCGCTCGCTTTATGAGCTTGACTACCCTAAGGAAAACATATCACTATACGTAAGAACAAATAACAACACGGATAACACGAAGGAAATCTTAGAAAGTTGGCTAGCTAAACACCGAGCAGAGTATCGCTACGTATCCTATGATAGCAGTGATATTGCAGACGCAGTTCAAGAATACAAGGTTCATGAGTGGAACGGCGTACGTTTTCGCGCACTTGCTAAGATACGTCAGGCAAGTATAGATGCGTGTCTACAAAGTGATTGTGATTACTACTTTGTAATTGACGTTGATAACTTTTTATTTCCTGAAACACTAAATGATCTTATAGAGGCTAACAAACCTATAGTCGCGCCACTGCTACGCTACGCGGTTGCAAATGACAAGTACCCAGATACACCTGAGGATCAGGAGCGCGTCGGAGAGCATCGGTGTCGCTATTACTCAAACTACCATCACATGGTAGATGACTACGGATCAATTATCAACGAGCCAATTTACTATCAACTTCTTCACCGCGGTGACGGTTATCGTGGAGTTTGGGACGTGGACTGCGTTCACTGCACGTATCTAATAAAGCGTAAGTACCTAGATAAGCTTTCATATCTTGAGGAGTCAGATCGTTGGGAGTACATGGTGTTCTCAGAGTCCGCGCGTAAGGCAAGAGTAAATCAGTATCTCGATAACCGCAAGATCTACGGAATACTTACTCTAACTGAGAATAATGCAGTATGCGAGTATCTTTATGATTGGTTAAAGGATCCTGTTACACGTGACGAGCGCTATCAATCTCACAACCCACAGGATCTTTTTTACGATCCTAAAAAGCATGTTATCCTAGCTGAGTAAACTTATACTGTTTCCAGTTTTTGCACTTTTTAAGACAGCCTCACATACGCGTAAAACCTCAACACCTGACTCGATGGTTGCTACGTTGTCAGATTCTCCAACAACGTAGTTACGAAATTCCTCGTGCTCGCTAACTAGCGGTTCCTTCTTATCAAGTTTGTAATACGTAATATCTCCGTCAACTACGCCCTTAAAGGTATCTGAGTCATATAGTGAATTAGGGTAGAATGCCAATTTTACGTTTAAGGTGTCCGCGATGAGACAGCCTTTCTCACCAAGAATACGTGTTTCGCGGATCTTGTTTGGACTTAGCCAGTCGATGATGTGATTTGTTACTACGCCACCTTCCAGCATCGCGGTGATGGAAACGATGTCCTCGTGCTCTTTACCTGAGTGATAACCCGTAAGTGCAAAAACCTTTTCATATTTTTTATCTGTAATCCACGAGGTAAGGTCAATGTCATGTGTCGCAAGATCCTTAACCACACCCACGTCCGCAATACGGGTTGGGTGCCAGCCTTGCCTTCTTGTAAAGACCTCGTAGATGTTTCCAAGAAGACCATCTTTTATAAGTTGACGTGCCTTTAATAAGGCTGGGTTATAGCGCTCTATCTGCCCGACTGCTCCAACCAGGTGCGCGTTTTTAAGTGCATCTTGTATTCTTACTGCCGACTCCGCGGTGTGGGCAACTGGCTTTTCTACAAGAACGTTTGCGCCCATGTCAATAACCTCGAGCGTAACCTCCTCGTGGTATATCGTAGGAACGGCAATAACACAGTAGTCAAGATTTTTAGGTATTAAATCTGATACTGAGTTTACCATAAGACCTGGCTTAACAATACCTAAACTGTCACCTAGAGGGTCATACACACCTGCAAGTGTTATCCCTGGCAAGTTATTCAGGACGCGATAGTGATTACGTCCCATCACGCCAAGACCGATAAGACCTACCTGTAAATTAGCAGGCACTAACTTCCAGCCTTTGCAAGTTTATTCACGCTAATAACTATCTGGTGAAGTTCACGGGTTGTGAGTTTAGGATGCACCGGAAGTGATAGTACCTGTTGAGCTGCCTTATCTGTCTCAGGAAGATCAAGCTTCTTGTTGTATGAGGGAAGTTTATGTATTGGTGTTGGGTAGTAAACGCCTGAGCCAACGCCAAGTTTTTCAAGCTCCTGACTAAACCTATCGCGGTCGTGATCTACAACGCGTATCGTGTATTGGTGATACACATGCTTGTATCCCTTAGGCGCGATAGGAACTACAACACCTTCTAGATTTTCATTTAGGAAGCGCGCGTTTTCAATACGGTAGTTGTTGTACTTTTCTAGCTTCTTAAGTTGAACGCGTCCAATTGATGCGTGAATATCAGTCATGCGGTTGTTAAATCCAACAATTTCGTTTTGATAGCGTTTTTCCATACCTTGGTTACGCAACATACGACAGGTACGCTCGATGTTTGTGTCATACACCACTATCATTCCGCCTTCACCTGCGGTCATGTTTTTTGTTGGATAAAATGAGAACGCAGCTGCATCACCGAACGTGCCAACTAGTATTTTGTCGATTGCTGCCCCGTGAGCTTGTGCTGCGTCCTCAAAAAGAAGAATGTCATGTTTATTTGCAACCGCGATAATTTGCTTCATGTTTGAAGGCATACCGTATAGGTGAACTGCCATGATCCCACGGGTCTTATCTGTTACCGCCGCGTCAACTGCTTGAGGATCAATACAAAATGTGTGAGGATCAATATCAACAAATACTGGCCTTGCTCCCGTAAGCGCGACAGCGTTTGCACTTGCCGCGAAGCTAAATGACGGAACAACTACCTCATCACCTTTACCAATTCCGTAGGCAAGAAGCATGAGGTGTAAGGCTGACGTTCCTGAGTTAACGGCAATACATCTAAAGTTACCAGCCACAAGTTTCGAGAACTCCTTCTCAAACTCGGCTACCTGTGGCCCTTGGGCAAGACCTCCTGACTTAAGAACGTTGTTGACTGCACGACGTTCCTTGCGTCCGATGTCAGGACTTGCTACGTTGATCATCTTCTTATTCATATTCATATCGTATCCTTGGTGTTATTTTATCCATTACGCGTCCGTCATATCCAACGTACGCGGCTGGGCGCGCAGGTGATCCTAAGACAAGAACAAATTGTTTTACATCACTTGTCACAACGGATCCCGCACCAACAACTGCCCAGCGACCAATTTTAACTGGAGCTACACATATCGCACCAGCGCCAACTGACGCACCGTCAAAGATCTCAACTCCAACAGGGTCCCAGTCATCTGCACTTTTTTGACTGCCATCTACGTTCTTTGCACGCGGATACTTATCGTTGGTAAGAATTACTCCTGGGCCAATAAAGACTCCGTCATGAAGTTTTGCTGGCTCGTAGATCATCGCGTTGTTTTGTATCTTGCAGTTATCACCTATCTCAACTCCAGCTCCAATGTATGTATTTTTTCCAATAATTACATTTTTACCTATACGTGCATTTTCACGTACCTGTGCGTTGTGCCAGATCTTCACACCATCTTCTAACACCGCAGTTGGATGAACAAATGCAGATTCTTCTATGTGAATACTCATTCCTTGTCCTTTTTCTTTTTTGCCTTTTTCTTTTTTGGTTTTGAAAGCTTTTCTGTTTTTTGTGCATGATACGCATCAACCGCATTGGCGCTTGTTCGCGAGCGCCAGGTAAAGTCACACGCCTCGCAGTTAACAAGCTTCATCGTGCTCCAGCGTCCTCCGCCAGGAACATCAACTATCAACGTGCGTAATTTATTAGGACGAGCATTGCAATATGGACATTGAGGAAATCTTTGTCTTCGTGATTCCTGACCGTTCCATGAGACGGATAGTGTTCTACGAATTTCACCTTCGTCTTTTCCACCCCAGATTCCCCATATCTGTCGATGTTCAAGCGCCCACTTAAGACATTCTTTTCTTACAGGACAGAGAAAGCAAAGATTTTTTGCCTGGTATTTTTCCGTCGGTTGTGTTGAGAAAAAATAATCACGCACTTTTACATTTTCAGGAAGCGCGCAGATTGCATCCTTTTGCCATTCCAAACTTTTTGGAGTTACACTCATGATATTAAAACCTCAACCCAGGTTACAGGAACAACGCTGTCAACTACATCTCCGTAAGGTGTTTCTCCAGCTTCATCACATACTGTAAGATCAATATCCTCATCTATCTCTCCAGCATATCCGTATGTGACCTTTGCACTTTCAAGAGATTGAAATCCATTACCAAGAGAGACCGATATTCCATCTCGTTGCAGCGCAGATGCAAGTGCGCGGCGGATAAGTTCATTTTCAAGATCTATGTGTTCATCTGTGAAGAAGATGATACTTTCATTAAGCTCAGGGGCAAAGCCATCGCCTGTCCATTCTTTCCATAAAAGTTCGCCGATCCGCGAGTCCTTCACAATATTCCTTATCCTGGGGAGATGGATAAATCGTATACTGAGTGGAGTATTCTCGCGTTAAGAATCACCGACTATTTTTACGCCGTTATATTACCTTGGCGCCCGCGTACACGGGTCTTAGAGAGGCACTGAGCGACTGCTAAGCGGCGTTGTACGTGCCTAGATAGAGTTGGCCGTTGGCATCAGGCCATAGGTATTGATAATACTCGGGGCGATAACCTTTATCCTCTGGCCAGCCAAACTGTGAGTACCAGGTATAGTCCTTACGTAATAGGGCAACCCGATGAGTTGATGCTAGCTCCTCAAACGTTCTATGGTCTTCCATCCAAGGTGGTAGGACAAGATCATTGTTAATGCGGCCTAGCTTTACCGCGTGCTCGTACGTAGATAACACCTTAGGAAGCATAGTGGAGTTAAAGCCTCTGCCTACCCACTCGTGATAGCAGGCTAATGTATAGGCAGTTAGAGCAGTTTCATAGCCGCGCCACATGTTTGCCGCAGGGTGGTTAGCCCAGCCCTTTGGATCTCTATGGTTATTTTTAGGGTCAAGTTGAGATATGGTAAGAAGTAACTGCCAGGCCTCAAGTACCTGCTTGTTTAGGCGCTTGTTATCAAGCTCGCGAGCAATATGCTCAAACGAGTCAGTGTGCGGTAAGAATGTTTGCATGGTTGTCCTTCGTCATTAGGTATGTATTATATCAGGAACTTTGGTCGTAGCTGCCTTGGTCTCCTGGGTCCTCATATTCGTCTATCTCCTCGAGTGGAATATAGATACCTACCACGGTAACGCGACCACAGGTAAAGCACTCGCTTACCGCGCCTGGAGAAAGCTGAATTGGTACCTGCACGCTAATCAGGCGGGTGATTATGTTTCCCATATTATCAACGCTGTCTGGTTCCCACACCGAGTTTTCATCTATCCAGCAGCGCTCGCACTGAGGTACAAGATCTTCTTCTCCACCACGTATGGTCATGAATACAGCTTCTTTGCCGCCTGACGTGAAAACCCACGATCTCCGTCAATAAGAAACTCACGGTCGCCTATCTTGTGTGCTGTTCCATCAGGTGTGTTTCCCTCTAGCGAGTCCTTTAAAGCAGATGCAATCCATGAGGCTGCCTGAACAGGAACTGCCTTTCCCCATGTTGCAGCAAGCGCCGAGTAATCCCTTGATGATTCAATTTCCCAATCATCAGGAAGTCCCTGCATGCGAGCGCATTCACGATGTGTAATAAGTCTTGGTTGCGTTGGATGAATTACGTGATCAAGTGCAGATCCAGTCAAGACGTTACACCAATGATCCTCCTTCCAACGATATGGTTGGCTAAATCCTAGTTTGAAGTTTTTACGCTTAACTCGCGGCGCGATGTCCTTCCAGGTTTGTGGAAACTTATTTCCGTTCATCTCAAATGCAAGTTTGATCGCACCGCCAAGATCACCGTTACCTGGCCAGCTATCATTTCCAATGATGTCAAATACCTCGCGTATGCGCTGCGTGTTGATGCACTCTCTTCCAATATGCCCATCAACCTTTCCGCTTTTTGAGCGCAGATACTTTACGTGCTTAGATGGCACAGGCGCGATGTATTTTTGCTTGTTCCAGCTTTGTGGCATCTCGGCAAGATCACCGATGATGTCCATGATTTGTGGTAGTTGCCTGTGCTCTGGTGTTACTGCGTCAAACTTTATTCCTTTTCTTACTGCAACCCAGAAATAACGTGGACGATATGAAAATCCACCGATCTGTAGGTTATTGTGCTTTACGTGGTATAGGTCATACTTCTTACCAGACACTTCCTCCACCATGTCACGATACTTAAGCATAACGTCTCTTCCTTGAGTATATGCCTGCTGAACACACTCGAATACGACTGCCTTTGGCTTTACGCGTCCTGCGTATTTCATAAAGGCACGCGTATGTTCGTGTGCCTTTGCGTCAAGTCCGCGATTACTTGGCCCAGACCATACGGACCAGCCAGAGCAAGGAGGACAGCCTAAAACAATATCTGTTTTCTTTGTTTCCCACTCGCTTGGATTATCTGAGAAATCAGCAATCCAGTTATTTCCCATAAACCTACGGTTGTTTTCAACAATTGCGTTTCCAAAGTTAAGTGTACCCGTCCTATGAATCATCTCCATGCCATTTTGCACGAAGCCAAGACTCATGAAGCCAGCAAGTCCGTTGCAGTCAACGAACGTCATGTCAGACACGCGCGCTAGTCCTTCCGTAGTTATCTAGGGATGGACTGTATACCGACCTCCTAAATATGACCTGTCTAAATCACGCTGTAGGCGTAGATCTTTCTGACTGTACCTTCCCAACTTCATAGCCACAACCTGCGTATCCTGCGATGTCAATCCACGTATCTGCATGAAACCCGGACCTGTTTGCGTAACGCGCGATCTTTAACCCAACCATCAACATACCTACATCTTCTTGAGTTATGTTTATGCCAAGAATAACAGACCAGATTTTTGCGATGCGATCAAAGTTTTCCTCAGGGCCTCCATATTGAATATCACGGTCACCCGAGATAATACGCGCTGCCTCACGCAGAGCCTCGACACGGTAAAGTTGTTTTTCATCACTCATAGGTCACTCTCCAAGTTTTGTCTGTACTGTTATATGCGCTATATAAGTACTATCATCATCTATGTTTTGCTGCATCCGCAGCTCCGTTGAGGATGGAAACTCTGCGTCTACATCCTGCGTTATCCTTTTCCATTCACTTAAAGCCTTTTCCTTTATTTCTTTTATAGTTTGAGCTTTAACTGTAAAGTAAACCGAGGCTCTCATTGAACTCTCTTTTGTAGTTGGTATGGCGCATAGTGTGTTCCGTCAAGAACTGGCTCCTTGCCATCATTAGACTTAAATATGATGTCACCATAGCGCACAGCAACAACACGTCCGCGTCTTCCGTTGTGAATGGTGCCAGTCTGTCCGTCATACGCATCTGGTTTAACACGTACCTCATCAGCAACTAATATTGCTCCAGGTTGAGCGTCAACCCACTTTTCCTCTGCTGGTGCTGGCACAACTGAATGTGTAAGCGCTAGTTGTGAAAAGTACCCCACGACTTCCTTCATCTGTTGATCAGAGAGTTTTAGCGTTTCCCAGGTTTTCATTAACTTAAGAATTGCGTTTCCAACTCCGACCTTTACGCGCGCGTCCTGCATCTGCGAGCGTAGCCAATCATAATTTACCTCAGGCATTTCAGTCTACCTCCCTTGGAAGACATTTTGCGCACATTTCCGGTGATGCACCGCGGCCAACATCATCAATTGCGCGTGCACAGAGAGCGCATTTGACACCTATTTCCTTTACCTTGTATCCTTCAAGTTGGCGTTTTTTATTCTTTTCCATCTTTTCAAGATACAACTTATCTAGCATAGCATCTGTTCCACCGGCCGCAACTATGATGTTAGCAACAAAGTGTAGAACATCTACCGCCTCCTTGATGATCTCTTCACGATCTGCGTATGGTTGATCGTGTTGCCATGGCTTCCATGATATTGCCTGACGCATCTCAGCAAGCTCATCGTCAATCGCCAACATGTTCCAACGCATATACTCAACAAGGCGTCGGATGTTCGCGTCCTTATCACCTGACATTTCATCAAAGTTAATATAGTAAACGCTAGTCTGTAGATTTTTAGTACGAGCTATCCAGTTGTTAAACAGTATTCCCATATCTATCCTTTCTTTGCGTAAAGATTTAACGCGTCAAGTATTGATACTGCCGCGTCTCTGCGTGATGGAACTGCCTTAATGTACTCATCTCTTTGTGCATGTGCAAGATCTACACGTGAATCAAGAGAAAATGTTTCAATATGAGATGCAAGGTATGTCCATGAATCTCCAATGGCTTGACTTTCACGCCAGTCAGTTGCAACAGGCGTTGATGCGTTTAGTGATTGTATAAGTCGATACGTCCACCACGTTCCTCCTGTTTGATATGGGCTAATTAAGGAGCCAATACCAGACGCAATTTGTGCAAAAACCTGGTCGTCATTCCAGCCCTTATGCCACTTCATTGGCACGGACTGAAGTGCAAGCATGTTTGTAGTTTCCTTTGTCCAGCTTGTATTGTAGTTCTCAACTACCCACTTGTCACGACGTTCGATTTCAAAAGTGTCCTGAGGCATCAATATGTATGAATCAAGATTTATTGGACGCAGTGACTCAGTTGCACCAACAGGTAGTTGCGAGATAATCTTTCCTGTACCGGCCCAAGGAAGTGATGGATAAAACGTAGTTGGCCACGTATCATTTAGTAGATCATTAACAACGTTTAGTAGATTGTTTGCCATTCCTGGAATAACAGCATACGAGTAACCTTTACGATACGAGTAAAAAGGCTTTGTTAGGTTGTCAGGCGTCTTACTTACCGCGCGCAGGCTTGCAGTAATACGTGTAGGTTCAGGCGCGTCAATAAACAACTTAAGTTTATCAGATCCTTTTAGTAGATCTAAGATATTTAATGCACCGTACACACGATTTGCACTCAGACTTGTTAGAGGACTAAGTCCAACAAGTACAGCATCATATTGATCAAGATCATCTACGTTCCATGATACCTCCGGATCATCTTGAATAACATCATGCCCTTGTTGCGTAAGAACATTTTTAATAATCCCTGCGAAAGACAGTGAACGTTTATTTGCCTGTGTAGATGCGTGAGGAGCACTCATTCCAGTTATAAGTATTTTACTCATGTTAAAGTACCGTCTGCATTTCGTTTTAGTCCTTTGTCCTCGCTAATCGCACGTTTAATGATACGGTCACAGTGATCTACGAATGTGCTGTACTCTGGTATATATGGCTGTAGTGCTGCGCGTTGAGCTTCAACCGCATTTATTAAATCAGCATCTGACATCTTCTCGACGTCAGCAATTGTAAGTTTATACGCATCACCTAGTGGATCACCTTCACCTTTGTCTGTGACAAGAATAGATCCAACGTGAGCTGCGTATAAAAAGCGACTACGCCACCAGCCAGATCCAGCGTGTGGATATGGTGGAGAAAGAATACCCCAATGCTGATTGTAGAACTCAAGCACGTCCTTTTCTGTATCAAATCTTTGTCCGCCAAGCTTTTTAATAAGCTTACGACTTCCAACAATCTCAACTGGCCATGTTAGGTTTTTCTTTTCTAACCATGTATCATGTGGCATAAGTGCGCCAAGTACCCATGCACGTTTTTTGAGCGCTGGGTTAAGAGGTGTTACAGGACTTAGTGTAGGAACTATAGTTGATGTTGGATCAAGCGCCTCAATTGGGCCAAGCTCATCTGGCATACGCTTACGCACAATTGATCTGTCACCAAATGCATACATTGGACAAACTGGAACCATACCAGCTTCCCAACGCGGTGCTATAAGATCACGTGCAGCCTCTACAAGTTGCTTTTCATAAGGTTGAATGCTTTCATCAGTATCCATCATGTAGTAACGTTCAATATAGCATTTTCTTGCTGCATCTGGATTTACAGCTCGTACTCTTTCAAGTGCAGCTTCAATATCTGCACGACTAAAGTAGGTTGCGCCTTCGTCGCCGCGATGTTCAGTTCCAACAAGCAGATGCTTATACAACATCTCGGGCTTACGAATAAGAGCGCGAGCTCCGTTGAACACGGTGTTAAACTGCCAATCATCAAAGAATCCAACGCATGGAATTCCATATGACAATGTGTAAAGAGCACCCATCGCGCCTTGACGTCCATTAAGCGAGTTTAATGGTGCAAGGTTTACCCACGCAACATCATATGAAGATAGATCTTCGCCAGGTGTAACCTTACGCCAGTCTACATCATGTCCTAACTCACGTAAAGCTTGAGCTATAGACGCAGGCACGTCAATTTTTTGTATAGTGCGCTTCTCGGTATTTATCTGCAAGGCAGTAAATCCCGTCATTAAGATAGACAGTTTACTCATACTTCTGCTCCTCTCGTGCTAAGTATGTTTAGCACGTCACCTACGCATAATACACGTAGGTGACGACTAAACGCACTTAGAAGGGACTTGCCGGAGGCGCCACCGGTGCGGGTGCTACCGCTGCTGCTGGTGCAGGAGCTGGTGCAGGTGCGGGTGCAGGTGCGGGTGCAGGTGCGGGTGCAGGTGCAGGTGCAGGTGCTGGTGCTGGTGCTGGTGGTGGTGCAATAGGTGGTGGTGCCGGTGGAGCTACTGGTACGCCGCCGTCAGTAATTGTTGCAGGCGGTAATGGTAAGTTGACGTTAGTCCCTGTGGGTACAAGAGCCTTAATTGAACTAGTCAGTGTTCCTTTGACTGACTCATCAACGCCGCCAGGTGTAGCACCTTTTGGTTCTGGCAAGATTGGTGGATCCCCGCTGTCATCATCTCTAAATTGTATCGTAACTGTAAGAATTCGACCATTTGCAACACTAACATCATTTTTACTTACAGAAATATTATAATCGTTTTCGGCATACACACCTGCAACTGCTGGTTTTATGAAAATTGGTTGAGGAGTTGTAGTTATAGTGTACCAACCTAAATCTGTTTTTGGATATCCTCCGGCTGCGCCAGTTCCAGAATACGTTGTTCCAGTAGAACCGAAAGATATTGTTCCCATCTCTTCAAGAAGCTCTTTCCATCTTTGGGTTTTGGTGTAGGACGGATCGGACGGAGGAAGACTGTGAACTAATGATGCACTAAATCTTATCTGTCCGCCTGCATTGAAAAAATGTCGAGCAGCGTCGCCTGTTGGAAATGTAACAGTAAGAACTTGCTCTAAGATGCCATTCCAATTAGTTGTTCTAATAATAGGAGAAACTAAATTCTGTTCAGTTCCTTGATTAGATGCAATGGTTAATCTATTAACCTGACATGTTGTTGCAAATGTTTTATATTGGTTAACAAATTCATTAGTGATCAATGTACTATCAGATGGAATATCTAAATTTGGACCTTCATCTACTCCTGTCTGATGCTGACGAATTTTAAGCAAATCATTTCGTAAACTGTTCCATTGGGCAACTGTAATTAAGTCTGGAGCTGGTTGTCCGGATACAATTGCTGATGATACTACTTGGCCGTATCCAGCATCTGATAATCCAGTACCTAATAGAAATTCAGCAGTGTTCTGAATATTGTTATAGTCTTCTGCATATATGGTGTTGCCATCAATTTTTGGAAAAATACCTGGTGATCCTGACATAACGTTCTCTTTATTTTGTGTTATTTAGTTATAGAACGATTGCTTCTACTAACTTTATTCCAACATCATTGTTTGTTTCCAATGCTATGGCAAACACATCTTGATATTGATGAAACCCTGCATGAACGGCACAACCATTATCGGCTGCAATTAATCTATCTCCCTTTTTAATAGCTCCAGTAACTTTTACTGGTACTCGGCCTTTTAAGGCCACAGCCTGACCATTGGATGCACTATTCATAAGATAGGCCGGGTGAGCTGAAATGACCCCAATCGCTCTATCTCCAAATATTGCTGCCCTAACTTCGGCTTCGCCACCAACTGTTACTACAGTGCCGACATCATAGTCTGCATCTGTTAGATATTTTTCAGCAAGGTCAGCATATTCTGCTTCAGCAGCAGTTCCTTCAAAACGATTTGCATATATATCACCAGAACTATCTCTTGCTGCGATAGTTGATGGTGTAGCTGTTAAACTAGCAGACACGTATGACCCGCCAAGATTAAGTGTATCTGCCTGCGTGGCTACTCCATTAAAAGATGTTGCAAAAACTGTTGCAAACTTGAATGAGCTAGAACCTAAATTACTTACATTGTTACTGCCCGGCAATGTGTTAGCACCTATAATTTTTAAAGGAGTTTGAACTGTACCTGTATTTGTTTTAAAAACAATAGTGTCACTTAGGACGTTTTGTATTGTTGGAGTTGTGCCATCAATAAACACAGACAAATCATCGTCGTTACCTACAGTAAAACCTAAATCACTGAATCTTATAGCAACTGTTGGCAATGAAGAGATATCATTTCTAACAAACTTGGTTGCATCTACGCCGCCCAATTTTAAAGCGTTTGATGATGTTCCCCAAAATCTATGATCTGTGGACGTTACACCTGCGACATCTGGCCCAAGCGTAACACTCGGTGTATTGACTAAGGTAATGCCCTTTTTAATTACGCTGTATCCTGTAATAGGATTGATTGCTGCATTAAGAGTAAATTCATCCGAAGAAATAATATAAACAACTACACCATTAACCACTGCTTCAACAATAGCGTGTGTGGCGCTTGTAGTATCTACAACACTTCTAGATCTTAATTGTGTGGTTTCAGCATTGGCCACTGCTTGTGGGCCAACTAATATAAATTCCGATCCACTCCAAGCATATAATTGATTGGTATTTGTATTATACCAAAAATCACCAGTAGTCAACCCCACTGGCTCGGAAGCACCTATTTCGGCGCCGCCAGTTGTTCTAAATTTAGTACCATCATAGAACTTTAGTTTTTTAGTTCCGCTATCATACCAAATCTGACCAGAAATCTTTCTAGTTGGTTCAGAGGTTCCAGCGAAATTTTCTAGGAGATGTACAAAGTTCTCATTCTGAACTTCACCGTATCCTGCATAATTTTTTCCAATTAGCTTGATATCAAGCGTATTATCGACGGTCCCATCTTCAACTACGCTGACTAGTGTTCCGTTATATCTATTAATGTTATAAGGCATTCCCTAAACCCCTTTTCTATATTTATTTAAACTGGTACATTATCATATGCCCAGCCTCTATTT